GAACCATCTCTAGCGTATTTCTTTCCACTAGGATGATTTGCATACCTACGGGAGCGAGTAAATCCCATTTCAAGAAACTTCCTTGCCATATCCATTCCAATGAAATCCCGTTGCTTCTTATAGTCACAAAACATGGAGTATATCTTAGAAGAAGATTTGCGAGCGACATCTTCATTTACAAACCTCCAATGAGCACAAATATCGTTAGTATAAGGGCGAACCAGTAGAACTCCTTGCTCTCCCCTTCCAATACGATAAAGTTTACGATTTTCTTCAACTGTAAAGTCGATTGTCTTATAATCGAGTCCATAGTCAAACTCCTTCATTCTTTTTCAACTCCTTCATATACTCCTCTCTACCATCTTTGGTAAAGACTTTCTTTTCATAATCAAAATGAGGATGTGGTTCAGCAGAGACTACTGGATCTTTTGTCTTGTTCTTAATAACAATGAACCTATCAGCAGCAAATGTTCCTGCAAGTTGAACCTCTATCTCATCAGTATCTTTCCAGTTAATACTACCATCCTTTTTGGTGTGTAGCATTGCTTCTTGGATTTTGTCAATAATTTCTTGAGTGAGTTTCACTTATATTTTAGTAGATGAACACATTATAGCACAAGATTCTTAACATTGCACCCCCTTTTGTTACGGACTCAATATAATTAGTATAAACGTATACAACCATGAACGGACGAGTGAACAAAGTAGCGATGTTAGCGAAAGTTATGCGTATGAAAGATGGTCTGCACAGACATCAGTGGTATCCTCATTGGAATGATGATGAACGTGCTGCAGCACAGATGATATTAAATAACGTTCTTGATGTTCTAGACGAATACTGGGAGTGATTTTCCTTCATGCTCTAGCATCTTGGCAATCAATGTCATTCTATCTTTATATCGTTGTATGTAAGGTTCTTGTAAGTAAGGTATATAAGCTTGTTTTGTAGATTTATATTGTAAATAGGTATAGTCAAACTGATAACGTAGACACATGCGATCTGTAGTGTCACCTAGTCGTCTATGTTGCACGATACTATTGTCAAATATCAGTAAGTCATCGTCATTCTCCCACCAGTAATCGTAGGTATATGGGTCTAATCCTTTTCTTATTTCTTCTAATACTTTTTTCGCTTCTTGGTTAGACATACCTTTGATGCCTGTAACAGTATTGAAACTGTAGTGCAATCCTTTGACCCCTGCAGGACTCTGTATAACCAAAGGTATCTCTGTATCTGGGTCAGGACACATGTTTCTATACATTAGATTATCCTGTGGATCATTGAGACCAGGATTTATCTTGCCAGGCATAAAATTATGGATGAGAACCATCTCATCTAGTTCACTACGAAAACTATCACTCACACTATAATAGTATGGTGTAGTTACCATAAAACCTGTAGCACTCTGTTTTACATTTTCTACACCTAACAGTGCAACGCCAGGCGTAAATGCTATATCACCACTCTCATTACTATGCCATAGTAATTCACCCTCAGCAAACATGCCTATGGGTTTGCCATTAAATTTCTTACCACTAATTCTTAGTGCATTTCCTGTCCTTAAATTACCACCACCAACACGAAAAAATTCTTTGATAGTATCTCTGTCCTGTTGTTCTAGTTTTGGACTTCTTATAAGTTTTACGACATTACCTTCTGCCCATGGATACTTGGCAAACAAAGTTGCTGCATAATTTTGTCTGTCCTGTCCCCACTTTCTCATGACTTGTAAGAAAGATGGTTTTTGGAGACCAGTCTTCCTGATAATCATGACAAGTTTTTCCATGTGCAACTTGCCAAGATCCATCCACTCTTGTCTGGACATGTTTTTAAAATCTATGTCATCAACAAATACACCATATCCCTCAAGATTAGGAATATTAGTTATGCGGGTCATAATACCTTATCAACCATCCTGCTGCTGCAACCAATACTATGATTACTATTAATGCGATCATTCTGGTAACTCCTTCATCATTTTTTTAACATTTTCTTTTAGTTTATCATAAAACTGAGGACCTATTTCCTCTTTTGGCATACCTAGCATACTTGCAGCGTTTTTTACCTGATCTACAAGTTTCTTTGCTTCTGGATCATCAGACAATGTAACACGCATATACATGGTTTGTTGAAGTTCAATCAGACGCATCATTTTGTCTAACTGTTCTCTTTTCTGAGATAGGTTCAACATCAAACCCATCTTGTTAATCTCCATGTAGAGATCTTGCATCTGTGTTAGTTCTTTTTGGACTACTTCTGATTGGAAAAATTTCATACAAATTGTTGCTTGATGATACTCTTATATTTACCTTTATCTATAAAAATAAAGGGTTCGTATTTCACTACCCGATTACGGATTGGTTTCCATACAATTTCTTCTTTGATAATCTTGTCAAAGTTATCAACATAGTTGAATATCTTATTGAAGATTGCCAATGTTTCTATGCTTATTCTACCACCCAAGTGTGCTTTTAGCAAGGGTGGGTGCATACCATCTATTATAAACAATTTATCAAAAAAGTGCGAGTCCTCATATAATGTTCTTACATCCTGTTTAAAATTATATGCGAGTGATTGTTTTCTTTTGAGATACTCTTGATAATTCTTTGCACCTTCTCTTACCAGTGTAGCAGGATAGACTTTATCTTCTACTATCATATTAGCTACAAAAAATTCGCGTAACTCGTCCTCCTTGAAAGTTCTCGAAAGTTTCACAAAAAAGAATTTATCTCTGCGACTATCAAATGACTGCTGTGATGCTTTAGCAGCGTTACCATATTTGAAGTAGTCGAATGAGTCTGTAGTGAAGTGAAGTTTCAGAGAGAGGTACATTTTATAGACCTCTATTCCACTCACAGTTTTAAAAATGCCTTAGATGTTCTCTTCATATAATTAAGTCTTTGTGCGTCATATTTTAACTTCTCTTTCAATGGTTTAGATATTAACTTACTGATACCATCCATCTCTATGTTCTTATCTTCACAGAACTGGACTATCGCTTCAATATAATTAAGATCGCCTTCCTTGACGATATTCTCTATTTCCACTGAGAATTTTGCAGCGGTCATAAAATTCTTTTCAAAGATGTCTTCAACTTTACCAGTTGCCATTGTCTCTCCTATAGGCGTCAATATACTCTTTAAGTTTTCGAGCGTATTTGATTGTGTCATAAATTTCAAAGATTTGCGGTTCGCCTGTCTCACAAGCGATAATTGTAACAAGTTTCTTGGGTATTAAACCAGTTAACTCTTGAAACATTATAGCATATGCTGTCTCCTGTGCAAAGTAGTCGTGTATCCATTCTTCACGTTTGTACTTTGTAGAAGTTTTGAAATCTATTATCGCTAACTCTCCGTTGTATTCTGCAATACAATCAACTCTTCCTGCCATTTTCAAGAGACTAGAACACAAAGGTGCTTCTAGGGCATGTATGTTATCAATACTATCTAGGTAGGGTTTAATCTGGTAGAATAACCCCATGGATAGTGGATCGTCACTATATTTACTAATTGATTTATTTTCTAGATATAATTCACATAACTTGTGGCACTTATTACCTCGTGTAGATGCACGTTTAGATATTTTATTTGCCTCTTCTTCACCAACTCTATTTCTCCACTCCATGATAGACTTCTTTTTAGAATGTCCTATCACAGTGGTTACTGATGGCCACATCATACCATCAACAAGGTATCTTCTACCCTGCTGTGTTGTTGTTGCCTTTAGTATTGGAAACGAATGTATATTAAGATGCTTAAATGCCAAGATTCAATTTACTAATCAAATAAGATTTGACTAGACCTGATCTCACGATATCGTCAATGCCAAACTCAATACTTTCAAACTCATCCATGTCATCAATAATTTTCTTGAAGTCCATGATACCAGTTTTCTCATGTGACTTAACAAGGTCACTCTGTGCAGCGTCTCCTGCAAAGATGATCTTACTATTCACACCTAGTCTTGTTATTATACTATCTAATTCATGAAAATTCAAGTTCTCAGATTCATCAACCAAGACTATACTATTATCTATGGTAGTTCCACGGATGAAACTTGTAGACCAGAATGATATAGTATCCTGTGCTTTTAGGTTGCCATATAGCATCTCAAATGATGCATCATCAGGCATCTCAAACATATAACGTACCATGTTCTTATATGGTATCTGATATAGGTTTGCCTTGTCTTCATGGTCGCCAGGCAAGAAACCAATCTCTCTGGTAGGAACTAGTGACCTAACAATATACAACTTATTATATGGTGTAGATTCATCTAGAATACTCTTGAGTGCAAGATATAGTGTAATGAATGATTTACCTGTTCCTGCTGCTCCAAATAGAAATAGATGCTTATTACTCTGCCATGCCTCATACACCTTCTCTTGTGATGGTGTAAGAGGTTTGATATCTAATAAGTGGTCTGCTCCTATGGGTTTTTTTCTCATTTGTCTGGATGATAGTCCAACCATTGTTGGTTGCTTCTTGCTTTTTACAGGCATACTAGATTTTGTCGAATTGAGCGTACGGGTGATGTTTCTTGACGTTGTTTAAACGATCTTTGAAACCTTGTGGAAGTTTGTTTTGATAATCACCAATTTCCCTGACAGCAGACATAGTTCCTGCTTGCCAGTTTTTCTCCCATTCGGGATTCTCCTCTCTCCACTTCTCATATCCTGAGATAGTGAGGTTGAGTTCTTTTTCTTCACCTGTTTTGTAATTCTTCACTGGGTATAATGGCATACTAACTCCAATCTAATGCTGTTGATACAATGGGAAATTGTTCTATAAAAATCTGTCTACATGCTTCGGCAATGTCCATGTGTTCTTTTTGCGTTCCATGTGCAGATCTTAAATCTATATAGTGGATCCAAGACCGAACACTACCTGTCATGTATATTCGGGTCGGTGTTGCTAGAGGGAGAACAAATCTCGCACATTCCTTCGCAATGCCCTCACGTATGAGTTCATTGTATAGGTCAAGTCCTTCAGCGAAATACCTTTCAATCTGCCCTTGTAACCTCGCTTTCTGTGCTTGCGGTATGTCATCTATACTGTTTTGTCTATTTTTATGATCCTGACTTCTAAGATCAGGCACGTCAATTTTACCTAACATGTTAGTGTTAGCGTAACGTTGCGAAAATTCCTGATATGTAAATGATCTATGCCTTAGAATCTGTGCTGCTATTCCTCTCGTTGTCTCTATCTCTAGAGTCATGTGTGCTTGCTCGAAAACTGACCAGTGTTGATGCTTTATGCAATAACCAAGTAAACCAGCTACCTTCGGATTGTCTTGGTTGTTCGGATTGCTTACCCTCGCCACATAACCCATCGTTTCCTCTGCGTTCGGTGTCGAAGTTATTAGTTTTACGTTCATGTTTTCGGAATAGTTTAGCATATTGCACTTCTTGAGTGCTATAGAGATCAGGTTGTTTTTTCGCTCGTTTAATTAAGATTTTTGCTGCTTTCCTACTCTTCATGTAGGTATTTATGCGTATGGTCGTGTAACGCATCAAATATCTCGTCAGCGAGGTCGTCTAAATCCTCGGTGTCAGACTCAAACTTAAAATCATCACGCTTTCTCTTTAGTGCCTGATCCGCTAGTTTTGAGATATGACTTTTTATCGAAGAGGGGTGGAGAAATTCCTCCGTCACACCATCCAATATCTTTGATTCGTTTTCCATCTCTGAGTTTGTCATAGTAGCAGTTAAATACGTCCATTTTGACACCCATCACTATATCATAGTGATCGGTAAATTCTTCACTACCATCCTTACGATCAAGATAGGTAACTATCCATGCGTTTGTAGGTAGTTTCTTGTCCTTCTTCTTGTCAGAGGTGCAATCAATATGTAAGAAGGAGAGAGAATACTTGTCTGCTACTTCTTCTATTTCCTGATTACCCTCCCAGATCATCCTCTGTTTCCCCATTCTATTGCAGGGAATGCTTCAGCAACCACTGCTTTAGTGATTCTGTATTTTGATTGTAGATCTTTATTACATGCAGATACTAGCATATTTGCTTCATCAGCGTGTAAACCCTCTAGGAGTTGTACAAACAACTGTTCGCGTCTCATACCCTTAATAGATGAGTCACCACCCTTAAAGAACCTATAGAGACCTTTATACTCATGAACTAGGCGAGTATGCTCTGTTCCTGCAGGAGCGTCATTAGGTGTAAAAGGAACTTCACCCTCTGGTAGTAAAAACTCTAGAGAGTCGTCAAAATTGATGATTAAGACAGAACGTAGTCCTTGACTATTATACTCCTTCAGTAAATCTACCTTTTCTTTTTTAGTTTTAGCAGAAGATACTTTTTGGAGTATTTCAGTCAATAATGCATCTTTTGGTAATTTTCTTGCCATTTCAAGTCACAATTTGATAATAGTATATCAGTCTTCGTCGTCTTCGTCAAGTATGTCATCTGGATCGGTAAAACGAACTGCTAAGAGTTCTTCTTCTACATATGCTCCATTGCCATTTAAAAACTCAGGATGAAGATTATTCAACTGACGTTTGTATGTGTGGGTGTCCACAGCGGATTTATAAATCCAACCTATAATACCGCCCATGACGAATGTAATTACCATTCCTGCAGCGGAGAAAAATAGGATTATGTTAGTTTCCATTTGCGTTCCTCAATAAGTCTATTCTGAGTCGAATTGACCACCTAAAGAAAAAGAAGGTGCGATCAAACCAACTGGGTTTACGTCTCCTCCTGCTTCTTGGAAGCATAACTTCTATGCCTTTATTTAGTTCGTATTCTTTTACGTCTTTTCGGTTTCTTCGCTTGTTCGTAGTTCCACGCATCACTTAGTATTCCATATAGAAATTTTCTTATCTTACGAGCATCATCAGTATTGAGATTAGGATATGCTCCTTTGATCTCTTGACCCCCATGCTTTATGTAGTGGTCGAGATCGTCTATGGTACAGGATATGTTCCCTGCAGTGCCAGATTCTACAAATCTGGTAACATCACTTTTTTTGAAATTATTCTCTTGGAGAAATTTTGCCATATTGAACGTATTACGACCTGTCTTAAGAATTGCTCGGTCATAAACCTCTTCAATAATGTCAACTAGTGTGTCTTCTGGATCCATCTAATAAATTGTGTTCTTTTAAGTATTTTACTGTATCGGTGCAACCTCCTAGTTTTTTACCATTGAGTTGCACTTGTGGGAATGTAGCATTTCCTCCAAATTCCTCATAGAAGGCAAATCTATCGAAATGCTCATCTAATTTGTATTCCCTGTATTTGAAGTTGCACAAGTCTAACACTCTTTTAACCTGAGTGCAATAAGGACATCCATCTTTGGAATAAACTGTAAAGTTCATAGAATGGTAAAAAACCTATTTAGAAAAAAATACCCCAAATTTTTTTTTCGACTTTTTTGGGAACTAAAAGTCATTTTACCTCACCAGTCTTCATCTGTCAATGTTGTTGCAGGACAAGGTGGTGCTGTCCTGTGGTAATTAACATGTAATAACTCTATGAATATAAGAGAACAAACTAAGATCATATTGATCTGAAACAAAGGATGCTTGAGTAAATTCATCGCATAAAAAAAGACCCCTACTATGTAGAGGTCAGTATGTTAATAAGATATGAACTTAGAATGTGTACTTAGCACCCATCTTCACACCGTATGCGTTGTCAGCAGTCTCATCTGTTTGAACAGAGATCTCTCCGTAAGCACCAATTGAATCAGTAAGAGCAAGTGATCCACCTACGTAACCGATGAAGTCTGTTGAAGACTCACCGTTATCTGGAGAATCTACGATAGGACCACCAGATACATACCAGTTCTCGCCTTCGTAACCGATTTGTAACTCTGTTGATAGACCTGTGTAGTCATCTCCTGAGTATGATTGGACTGTTTCTACATTCACATAAGGACCAGCAAATGCTGCACCTGCGAATAGGAATGGTGATGCTGCAACTGCAGCGATTGTTGATTTAATAGACATGAATTTGTTATAGTCTCTCGCAAGAAAAAAATCCTGCGGATGGAAATACTTTCGACAAAGTATTTTACATTCTACGCAGGGTTACGATCTTTCGAGTCCTTCGTTATGTAATGGTATTTATCATAACATTTTCTTCGGGATCAGTCAACACCCCTTGTGACAGTGATGTGACAGTTGCCCATGCCTCATCAAAGAGTTCTAGACCCTTATCTGTCAGGACATGCTGATACATCGCTTCAAATACCTTTGGAGGTATGGTGCAGATGTGAGCACCCGCAGCAAATGATCTGCTGACATCTTTTACGTTACGTAATGATGCAGATAGTATTTCTGTCTCGTGAACATACTGTCTTTCAAATATTGTTGCGATCTCTTTGATCAGACCAATACCATCAAAAGAATTGTCATCAACTCTTCCTACAAATGGAGAAACATAAGTTGCTCCTGCTTTTGCTGCTAATATTGCCTGTGCTGCTGAGAATATGAGTGTCACATTGACTCTGATATTCTGGTTTGACATTTCTTTGCATGCCTTAAGTCCTTCTGGTGTGCAAGGAACTTTAATAGTAACCACACTACCAAAAAGACTTATGAGTCTGCTTGCTTCTGCTAACATCCCCTCAGAGGTGTCTGCAACGACCTCCATGCTAATGTCTTTGATACCAAGGTGTTTTAGGTCATAATAAACTTTATCAGGAAGTTTTCCTGCTTTCATCATGAGGGTAGGATTAGTTGTTAATCCATCAATTAGTCCAGTAGACCAGAACTGTGAGACAGTTTCTACGTCTGCTGTATCAAGAAATAATTTCATAAGTTAGTCGTCATATACCAGACATTCTGGTTCGTCAGGGTGCATCTCACAAAATAGTTCGAGTGCGTTGGGATCGTGATGATCCTCTGGGTGATGATCGTGATATACTTCTAGTTCGTGTAACTCTTCTTTGTAATGTCTGCGAGCAGCAGGACTAGTAGTTGGATCATCTAAGATCGCTTGATCTTGTGCGATGTGTTCTTCTATTGTTTTCATCGTTCTTATCCTATACTATACAAGTATTTATGTCAAGATTCGTCCAAACTACCGTGTTGTCGTCTGATTTCTCTCAACTCTTCAAAGTCTTTTTGCTTTGTACCTCCATCATACGACCATGCATAACCTTCGTCAATCATTTGTTCGTTGATGCTAACTTCTTCATCACCAATATATAACCAACCAAGCAAACGGCCATACTTACCAACCCCGCCTTTAAGTTCAGTTCGTATAATGAGTTCATCATCTCCATTTATTGTGTCCTCTAATTGTTTTTTTAACCAGTTTGTTGCGTCGATTCCGAGTGCTTTCTCCTCAAGATTTCTTGTTCTTTTTTCTGGAGTATCAACTCCTGCAACGCGGACTCTTTCTTTTTTATATAACTCGAATCCGAGGTCGATTGTAACATCTATC